CACTCGAAGATAACATCGAGGGTGCTGCTCTAGAGGACCACCTAGTTCGTCTAATGACTAATGCTTTCGGTAACGACATCGAGGACCTAGCCATTAACGGTGACGGTTCAACAGGTTCGTTCCTAAGCATTATGAACGGATTCATTAACTTGGAGAAGACTAACCCTAGCGTTAGTTCTGGTAACAACCCTGGAAGTGCACACGAAGTAATTAACACAACACTAGTTGGGTCAAATGCTGCGTTCACCGATTGGACAACTGAAAGAATGCAAGCACTTATCTTGGCTATGCCTCGCAGATACCGTGCTATCACTAACGGACTAAAGTTCTATGCTGGTACAGACACATTTGCCAACATTGTTAAGAACAATGGTACAGTTATTGCTAACATCGGTTCTACCGAAGGTGCTCGTGGAGAGTTCCTAGGTGGTGCAAACCAGACTTTCGGTGAAGCACGTCAGACTCGTGTTCTAGGTGTACCTGTTCTTGAAGTTCCTTACTACCCTGCAGGATTCGTTGACCTAACGTTCCCACAGAACCGTATTTGGGGCTTCCAGAGAGATATCACTGTAAACCGTTTCTATGTACCAAAGAAGGACACTGTAGAATATACAGTATTCGTTCGTTTCGGTATCGCATGGGAAGAACTGGATGCAGTAGCATTCGCAGACACAACAACAGACTAATCTCTGTTTAGTGTTATCCTTGAATGGGGGTAGGGATTAATTTCTCTACCCCCTTTCTATATTTATCTGGTATAATTAAAATAAATCTAAGGAGGATTTATCATGGCTGAAGAAAAAAAGACACCTACCCCAAAGCCTGTTGTTGAAGATGCAGTTGCAGAAACAGTAGCAGAAGTAGTTGAGGAAAAGGTTATCGTAGCACCAGAACCAACAAGAGACGTTCCTACATTGGGATTCAATGCAGATGGCGTAATTGGTTCAACAACCACAAATGCTGGAAAAGCAAAGGTAGAAAAGAAAGAAGTTGAAGAAGTATCAACAACCACTAAGGTTGCATTATTTTCAACACGCAACGTATATGCAGATGGCTTTGGAAAGATTAATGTTGGTTACAACATTGTTCCAAAAAAATATGCAGACTTCTGGACAGCACAAAGAGGCATTCGCCTATGTACTCCAGAAGAAGTAGCGGAGGCATTTGCCTAAATGGAGGTCTTGAGAGTTCCACCTTATCCAATTACAACTAAATGGGATGTGCCAGCAGCAACTACTGCATATTCTGTTTATGTAGAGGATTTGGTGGACCACTCATCCGAAACAACAACCCTAACATCTGATGCAAATAAACAAATTTCCTATATTTTGCCACGTTCTAAAGTTCAGTATGACCGTGATTTTTTGTTCAAAGTAACAGATTCAAGTGGTGAAATTGTTGTGGATGATAATTTAAGCGTCTATCGTCCATATGTCAATCCAAATAATTTAGGAACAACTGTAGATGAAATTGCTGAATATAAAAAATGGGAAATCATTGCAAGGTCAATCATGGATGATTACATCCTAAGTGGCTCTGCAAATGGAGATGCTTTTTATAACCACAAACTAGTTATTGTAAAAGAAGGACAGGGCGGAGACTACTTCCCAATCTGGCACAATATAAACAAAATTTTAAAGGTATATGAGAACAACGTTCTTATTTATAATGGCGAAGATGTTGCCATCACCCTTGCAACACAAACCCCAACAATATCATCTGGAACTGTAACACTGACAACTGCTATTGCTCACGGCTTTGAAGTTGGAGATGTAGTAACTATCTCTACAGTTATCCCAACAGGATACCGTGGTACATTCTCTGTTACAGCGGTTCCAACAACAACATCTTTTAGTTTTGCAAATGCAACAACAGGAAACATCTCTACTGCTGGAACAGTGCTTAGAACTTGGGAATATGAATATAAGACATTGCTAGACAACTCTGCTATTGCCAGAGTAGAAGCAAATGGGGTATACAATAGAAACGAGTCAACCCCACTAAGACTTCCAGGAGCGTCTGGAGACCTAGCAGTACATGCTGGACAAAGAACTGGGTATGCAGCCTTTGCAGAAGGAAGCGACTTCACTTTTATTGTAGATGCTGGATATAAGACTATTCCACCAGATGTAGAAAGGGCTGCAACAATTCTTGTAGAAGAACTAAAGTGTGGTTCAAATGACTATTATAAACGATTTGTAACACAATATAGCACAGACCAATTTGACATTAAATTTGCCCCACAATTCTTGGAGGGAACTGGCAACATGCTTGTTGATAAGATTCTTAACAACTACAAAGGCAATGTCTTCAAGCCATCAATACTATAATGACATGCGAAACTACAGACTTTATGTATCCTCTACTTGCCGATATTTATTATCCAATAGTTGAGACTGGTGCTTATGGTAATTCTAAAAAAACTTGGGTATTGGATAGAACGATATCATGTTTCTTTAATCCAGCAGGTAGAAAAACAAAAGAAGATGTTAACTCAGAAAACAAATTAGAACTAGACACTCTTGTTATTGGTAGAGTTAGAAACAATCTAGCAGAAAGTTTCAATGATTCATATTCTTTGACAAATATAATTATTGCTAACATTAGAGATAAAGCAGGAAACTTTATTTACAAAGAGTCTGCTGGAGTAAGAAAAGATAACTCTACAGTTTTTGAGATAGCATCACTGAACCCTATAGTAGGACCTTTTGGAACAATTGAATACTACAAGGTATTGATTAGACGTTCTGAGAACCAGGCGGCAGACCTATGATTGCAGTTAAATTTGATGATAGAACTTTTTTTAAAGATATTTCAAATATATTAGGATACTCAGAAGGCTTTCTTTTAGGTGCAGAACTAGGAAAGGAAAAGTTTTCAAAGGAGATTGCAAAGAATGCAATAGAAATATTCAAAGACTTTGTTGACCAAAACGCAAGAGCAGACCGAAAACTTTATCACCACATATACGAATGGTATCTAGAAGGTAATCCAGAAGCACGTTTGTTTGACATTAACTATATAGTTACAGATGGTGGAATTTCTTTTAATGGAACATTCTCACAATCTAGAAGCGTAAGTAGAAATTCTAACACACCGTTTTATAACAAAGCAGAGATTATGGAAAGGGGTATTCCAATAACAATTAGACCAGTCAACGCAAGTGTTCTTACATTCAATATAGATGGCGAGCAAGTGTTTACTCCAAACGAAGTAACAATAGAAAACCCTGGAGGCACACACGTTATGGGTTCATTTGAAAGAATTTTTGATATATTCTTTAAACAACATTTTAGGCAGTCTGTGCTTGACATGACTGGCATAACAAGATACCTAAGCAAGCCACAAGCATACAAGGATAACCTAAAGTCTGCTAAACTTGGGGGAAAAGCAAAGGGTGTAGAAGTAGGGTATAATTGGATTATAAGGGCAGGTGACTTAAGTGTCTAAAACATCAATTTTGAATACCCCAGTATTGTGGGTTAATGCTTATCTTCAAGAAAAACTTGAGACACTGGGCTTTGACACAATGCCATTTTTTCCATCAGTGCCATCTACTTTAAACGATTTAACAGAATCTTTTCCAACAAGTGGGGTAATGGCAACATATGACCGTATGATTAGAATGCGTAGAAGTCCTTTTCCACATATCAAATGTGAACAACTATTGTATTACTTTTATGCTACAGCAGAAAATTCAGTAATTAACATGGTAAAGATAACAGAGCAAACACTTAGACTTATGGATAGAGAAGATGAAACTGCAGAAGAACTTAATCTTTGGGCTAAAGCCAAAGGCTCTATTATGGTTGAGGGAGAAAGCATTGAGCCTAATTTTAGATTTATAAATTTTAAGGTATTTCAACTTCAGGAAACTAGAGACATTGTTAATTTTGGTACAGCCAGGACTTACGCTGGTAATAAGATAATTATATATTACGACTACATTATGCAAGAATCTTAAAAAGGCTGTTATACTTATATAGAGGAAACACAAGCCCATTAATTCATAAATGAAAGATGGTGAAAAAAATATGGCATATACAAGAGGAACCGCCACCAATATCGTAGTTGGTGCAGCGGCACTATTCGTAACAAAGGCTGGACAGGACATTGGTGATTCAACAGATTCAGTTTCGCTACTTCCTAAGACAGTTACAGGAGAGTCTTACAAGACAACACTGACAGACCGTTACCCAACAGTAGTTAGAAACGTTGGCTATACCAGCAATGGTCTAGACCTAACCTTCACTCCAACATTTGGAGATGTACAGGTTGACCAACTTCTAGATACAGCACGTCTGTTCAAGTCTGGAATGACAGTTACTCTAAGAACAAGTCTTGCAGAGGCAACTCTGGAAAACCTTCTTATGGCAATTACACAGTCTAACGCAACAGTAACATCTGCAGGAGTTCTTGGAACTTCAATTGCATCATGGGTTGACTATGGAACAGCAACTGCAACAAGCACTGCTACCTTTACATCAACAAACACTGCAAGTGGTTATGTAGACATTCTGTCTGGTGAACTAGGAGACTACCCAGTAGAGCGTGGACTAATTGCTGTTGGTGCAAGCACTAACAACACTGCAAGTAACGAAGAGCGTATCTATGTTGCATACCGTGCAGTTTCTATTCAGAACGTAACAGTATCAGCAAAGCGTGACGCTGCAACAATGTTCGATGTAGAATTCCGTTTGCTTCCTGATGCTCAGGGTGCATATGGTAAAATCATCGACCGCACTTACTAAAATTAAATAATAACTGAATATCGTTGAGACTGCCCTAGGGATTCCTGGGGCAGTTTCTTTTGCTATAATAGAGTATGCCTACAAAAATATACGACATAGCCTATGTCAAAACAATCTATGGGAAAAAGATAGAAGTGTCTCCATTAAAGATTAAGCACATGAGGGAGTTTATGACCAAGTTTGACTCAGTTAAAACAGCACAAGACCAAGACGAGATTATCGAAATACTTACAGAGTGTGCAACTATAGCGATGAAACAGTTTTATCCAGAAGTAGATACGGTAGAAAAGTTTGAAGACAACTTTGACTTAAAGACAATGTACAAGGTTGTTGAACATGCTGGCGGTATCAAAATGGATAACGAGCCAGAAGAGCAAGAAGATATAAAAGATGTTCCAGAACAAGAAGAAAGTTCCTCTAAATCTGGCTGGGAAGACTTAGACTTAAATAAATTAGAATCAGAAGCATTTCTTTTGGGTATCTGGAAAAACTACGATGAACTAGAGTCTTCAATATGTCTGGCAGAACTAATGTCCATTCTTGAACAAAAACGAGAGATGGACTATCAGGATAAAAAGTTTACAGCATCTCTAAAAGGCATTGACCTAGACGAAGCATCTGGAAAGAGAGAAGAAGACCCTTGGGAAGCAATGAAAGCCAGAGTTGCAGCAAAGGCAAGCGGCATTGGAAATGGTAATCCTGACGATATTACATCATTCCAAGGAATCAAGGGGCAACAGGCAGGATTCAGTATTGGCAAGGAACTTGGATATGAAGTTCTCAATGAATCCCAGTAATTATGCTATAATTTATATATATCCTTAAGGAGGAATAAATGACAACAACTATTAATGAAGAGAAGAATATTACTCTTATTGATGGCACAACAGTCAACATTCGACCACTAAAGATTTCACTACTTCGTGATTTTATGAAGAAGTTTGATGAAATTTCAAAGGTTGCTGATGACAACGACAAATCAATGAATCTGCTAATGGAGTGTGTTCAAATTGCTCTAAAGCAGTACAAGCCAGAAATCGCAACAGACCTGAAGGCACTAGAAGACCTTCTAGACCTTCCAACTGTCTATAAGATTGTGGAAGAAGCATCTGGTATTAAACTAGGAGACACCGCACTCGGTGGTCTAATCTAGTACAAATAAATAAAGAGGTGTTTATGGATGGCTGATGATATCCAGTCCAATATTAGAATTAATGTTGATACTGCTTCCGCAATGGACAGTATCAGATTACTTCAGAATCAAATCTCAGCCTTCCATACACAAATGGCAAAGATGGGGGCAGCCTCTGCTGCCGATGCCAGGAATCTACAACAAAACCTTATAAACTCAATTAATGCTACTGGAGCATTTACTGCAAACATGACTAAGGTCAGAACAACTGCAGAACATTTCACACATTCACTTGAAAAGAACAAACTCACAATGGGTGAGTATTTCCGCTATGCAGGTGGAGCATCAAAAACATTTGGAAAACTTTTTACTGCAGAATTTGAAACAATCAACAAGGTTGCTCGTGAAAGAGTAAAAGACCTTCAAAGCCAATACATCAAGATGGGTCGTGATTCCAATGGTGCTATGCAAGCAATTAAGGTAAGACCTCTTACATTGGATATGACCAATCTTGCAACAAAGACTCAGATTGCGGCTCAAAGACAGCAACTACTAAATCAACTTCTAAAGCAAGGTTCTACAAATCTTCTAAACTTTGGTAAGAACACCCAATGGGCTGGTCGCCAGTTGATGGTTGGTTTTACCATTCCGCTATCAATCATGGGTGCTGCTGCTATGCGAGCATACAAAGATATCGAAGAAGCAGCAATTAGACTTAGACGTGTATACGGAGACCTCGGCACCACAAACATGGAAACCGAAAAGATGGTTAAAGAGGTCCAACTTCTTGCACAAGAATATACCAAGTATGGTGTTGCTGTCAAGGATAGCATGGAGATGGCTGCAACTGCAGCAGCAACAGGTAAAAAGGGTGCAGAACTTCTAGCACAGGTTTCATCTTCTGCAAGACTCGCTGTGCTTGGTGGGGTAGACCAGCAAATGGCTCTAAAGACAACAATATCATTGACAGATGCTTTTGGTGTTTCTGCTAAACAACTTTCTAAAGACATCAACTTCTTGAACGCTGTAGAAAACCAAACAGTTCTAAGCATTGAAGATATGACCATTGCAATTCCAAAGGCTGCTCCTGTTATTCAGCAACTTGGTGGAGATGTAAAAGACCTAGCGTTCTTCCTGACAGCAATGAAAGAAGGTGGAATTAACGCATCTGAAAGTGCTAACGCACTAAAGTCTGGTCTTGCATCTTTGATTAATCCAACAAACACTGCAAGCAAGATGCTTCAAGGATTTGGTATTAACCTTCGTGAAATTGTTCAAGGTAACAAAGGGGACGTAAAGAAAACAGTTGTAGACTTTGCTCAAGCCCTAGACAAACTAGACCCACTAAACAGAGCAAAGGCAATCGAACAATTGTTTGGTAAATTCCAGTTTGCTCGTATGTCAACCTTGTTCAAGAACGTAATTGAGCAGGGTAGCCAAGCATCAGAAGTTCTAAAACTAGCATCATCAAGTAGCCTAGAACTATCTATGCTGGCACAACGAGAACTAAGCAAGATTGAGAAATCACCATTATACAAGTTCCAAAAGGCTATTGCTGATTTCCAAGCACAACTAGCACCTGTTGGTGAACAATTTATGAAGGCTCTTACACCAATCATTAATTTTGGAACAGATGTTCTTAAAAACTTCAACAACCTTGGAGAGGGTGTAAAAGGTTTCATTGTTAAATTTGTTGCTGTTGCTGGTGTTGTTGGTCCAGTTCTTTTGATGTCTTTTGGTCTTATCGCTAACGCTGTTGCAAACGTAATCAAGGGTTTTGCCCTTGTTAAGGATATTTTTAATAAAACTGGTAAATCTTCTTTAAGCCTTGGTGAGCAAGTCAATTACATGACCAATGAGCAAATTCAGGCTGCAGCAGTTGCTTCATCTCTTGACCAAGTTCACTCAAAACTAAAGCAG